GAAAAGGTGCCGACTGAAAAAGTGCCGACTGAAAAGGTGCCGATTGAAAACCCGCGGGTTGAAAAGGTTCCTGTTAGTATACCAAGGCAGAGAAGCGCTCATCCAAATATTCCTGTGAAGCCGAAACCACCTCTACAACCACATAAGCTTGGACAATTGAATATAACAAGATAGGTATGAATTATACCCTCGAATAATTATAATGTAACAATTTAAAGTTAAATCTTCAAGAGTCTAATATAAAATGACTAATTACGAACCAACAATTGAAATTACCTACACAAGCATATTGAATGAAGAATACAGAAATAACGAATTTATCGCGAGTTTGGTTGAAAAGGCTTCAATCGCAAATAAAGAGATGTCAATTGGCGGGCAAATTGAAATTCAAATTCCGTACAAATTCATAAAACAAACTATCTATGGAAAAGAAAGTGTGACAATGTCACTATACAGAAGGATACAAAACGATGGTCGTCATACCATAACAAATGAACATATACAGGTAATAGATACAGAAATAATTGGTGATTGGGGAATGACTTGGGTAAATCGTGAATTAGGGAAACATTATTGTATTGTAGATACAATGGAATTACAAACACTACCGTCTTCGCCAAATAAACGGTCTCAAACCCAGAGACGAACAGTGTATAAGAGCAATGCTGATTGCTCTAAGTATAAGTGATATCATTTCAAATTGAATTTGAGAAAATATGTAAAGTTAATGTCCTGCCGATGGAAAACCCTTGCCCGTAAAGTGATTGTAATTATCCACACAGTTCACACAATTTGGCAGAACCTCGTATGGCGGAGGGCTCGCCAGAGCCGACATCTTCGGATCTAGCATACCACCAAGCGAATATGTTTGTGTCATAGGCAAGTTATTTTGATACTGCGAATAACCACCGCGTTGTGAGCGACTACGACCACGAGAACGCCCGCGGCTACGGCTTCTGCTAACAGAGCGACTACGTCTAAGAGCTCGTTTTCTGCCGCCTGTTTTAGACTTGGCTAATGCTAACGCGCGAGAATATCTGGCCCGAACTCTGTTTTTTAAAGTTGTCAAATTTCGTTTACTTCTCATCTTATACTTTTTAGTGATATTTTTTATTTTTCGTTTTAAAGCTCCTCCGTTCATACATATTCCAGGAACTATTCCCGCCGCAGCATCAACATTGCTCTTTGCTCCTGCTAAACCAGGAAGTCCAAAGGTTCCGGGAATTTGATTGCTACCAAAATGAATCGGGTTATTCGTGTTTCCTACATTCACATAATTTCCATTTACATTGCTTAATGGCACAGTCCCCCCATAACCCAAATTAGATGCTCCAGAACCAGCTGACATGTATATAATAACTCTATAAAATAACCTATTTATGTATATACAAATTGCTACGATCAACCAACTTTTCGGTTTCATCTGCTAAACGCACCGGATACCATTTCTTAAATTTAGTATGAAACGCACATACCATTTTATATGCCTTATCCATAAAGACAAACCGATCCACCTTATCATTTTGAAATTCCTCTTCATCGTCACTTTCCTCTAGCGCATCTAGATTCTTATTCTCTTTAATGCTTCGAAACAAGTTATTCATCATAACACTGGTTGTGTAGTCTGGAATACATGTAATACCGAATTCCTTACCATCACTACAATACAAGTGGTAAATATCATTTTGTATATCCGGCTTAATAGTAAAGACTACTTCGCGCCGTCTTGTATTATTTTTAAGTGGTTGGATATTTGTGGGTTGTATAACCTTTGCTGGTTGAACATTTATGAAATTAGGATTGTTCATAGTATTATTTGTAGAACTATGTATGGGTCTATATATATGTGGCTGCGCAATATTTCTTGGAGTTTGGTTACTTCTATGTGTTACCAAAAACGGCATAAATTGGAAATTATTTACCCGATTATAATTTCGAAATTGAATACTATCAATCTTGTATCGCAGCGATTTAGTCTTAAACAACAAATCCTCATAATTGTTGCTCAACACCGGTAGCCCAAACACAACAAATGATTTATTATATGATTTTTGTGAAATTTCGGTATCCAACATTTTTTGGAACAATACCAACTTATCACCCCAATTACGTCGCGACACATCATCACCCTTATAATAAAAAATATCTTCAATCGTAAAAAATGCCGGACTGTAAAATGATGTTCCATAAAGGATTGTGCCATACGACAATTCGGTGTGAAAGCACGCATTTACAAATCGAACATTCGCGAATTGTTTGTTACTCGCTAGCTCTATCAATACACACACATTTTGATCATTATATACAGTGAACCAGGCAAAGCATTTAATTCCTTGTGGAATCGCCATTACCAAATCAGCATTGTAAACTTTTTTATGCGTAATATTCTCATAAGAAAGTTTGATATTTGGAAAAGTCGCTAAAATATCGTCATGTAACATCGCACTCTAGAATAAGTCTTGAATAATCTTTATATCGATTATACAAATGAATAATCCAATGTGGAAATTTCGGTGCTTGTCATTTCTTCCGACCTGAGCTGTTTCTTTAAAAAGGACTTTAAATCATTTTTCATAGTGTCTGGTGTTGGAGCCGGGGTTACTTCTCGATGACTAGAAATTACATTATACATATTTTCGTATTTGTGTGCCGGGTTATTCACTAAATCCTTAATCTTTGGAACCGTCAATGTTGATTTAAAAAAGTTTATTAGATAATGAACCAAAAATATTAATATAATTGATAATAAAGTGATTTGGATGGTCCACAATAACATATACTATTTGAAGATTTGTTTATCCTGGATAAAAACACACATCTCTTTTCCATTTTTATTACACCTTTGCTCATTCAAAACGCCCCCTTCGGGGGCTGTTATGAGTGGCGAAGATGATGCTGATTGCGCATTTTCAATGCGCAATGGTGTAAAATCGGCGCCGTGATTTCTTACGTTTTGTTTTCTTACGCCCACCCTTTTCCCCTTGCATAGGTTCATCCCATTGAGGCGCTTTGGCAGCGGCTAAAGCCAATGTAGAAACCCCCGCATCTGCGGCAATACGATCGATGTATTTGTATCTTAAAACATCCCTTAATTTAATAGGTGATAATTCCAGGTATAAATAATGCTTTAACATTTTTACACATACAGGGTTTGAAATAATAGAATCTAATAATTTATCAACATGTAATCTTACTAGCCCATTATGTAGCGCAATCGTTATTTTAATGTCCTTTTCACCAAAACTATATTGGAAACAAGCAAACATTAAAAACATATATGCTTTCATAATTGCTGCTGGTCTAGGTTGACTTGCGAAACGACCAATATTGATACAGTAATTTGGGTCAAAATCAAGGCCTACCACTTTGCCGGGTTCAAATGGCGACCTACATAAATTTGGTGGTTTGAAATCATACAAAATAACATTTTGAACATCAATCGCATAATTTATAAAATTAATCACACTATCAACCATGACTTGTTTATCCTGAGGGGGGCTATCAAATACTTGTAATACTATTCCATTGCGTTCATTATATCCACATTTTAACATGATCACAAAAAAACCATCAATTGAGCCCAGAGGATAATATGGTACTGATCTAATTTTCGCAAGTATATTGGCTATTCCATATTCTTCCATAAGGACTGTATCGCGACGTATTGCCATGAATCCTAATATTGGAAGCGCATACCCATCAACCGCAAATCTGCTCTGTAATTCTAGTTCCGCCGCAGTGTTTCTCATAAATTTTTCCGTTTGATTTAGATATTCAGGAGTTTCTATTTCTCCTTGTTTCAATGGAATTAACTTAATCCGGATGTTTAAAATCACACAACCAGGCGCAATTTGAGTTTGATCGCGAATATCTGGTAGTTGTGCGCTAACTTTCCCAAAATCAAACCCTACGAGACTTTTTATCGCTTCTGCTTGAAATGCATCTTTGAATGACCCACCACCATGTTTATATGGATTTGATCGCATATTTAACCAAATTTTATCTTGGGACGCCATTCTCTATCTCTATATTATAGAAATAATTTAATTTCATTGTTCACATGATGAAGAGCAACATTATCACTTACATCAAAATAAAAATTAAACGGGTCAAAGATGTCATTTTTACTAAATCCTTCAATAACTAACTTGATATTTGATTTGAATGATGTCGCATACACCATTTGGGTTATTATGTGAACAATATGATTCGGTGGCAATTGATACACGGCATGTTTGGTATAATACGAATTGTCAAGTATTAAATTATCGACCCTAGTTATATCAACATCTACAACATTCAGTTTGAATACTTGATTTTTCTCAATTGTAAAAACTCCTTCGTGTGTATAAAATTCCGCCCACGTGTTTGTCGATTTGTAATATTTTTCAAAATTGGTAATATTTGAAAAAAGGTCCTTAACTGAATAATTGTCAATATATACCTTCATGGGATATATTAAAATGTGTAAACTATTTAAACCCATTCTACAAACATTATACAATCATGAGCATTACTATTGTAATTGTTGAAAAGCCTGGAACCATCAAATTGTTGACTATTAAGGATTTTGTTGAGGAAGAGCTATTCAAGAAGTGTGGTTTCAAGAAGAATGATGGATTCGCAAAACAAACGGAGTGGAGTGTAAAAACGGGTGGAAAAAAGTATACAGTCGCAGTATTTGCCAAGACGGATGGCCGTGCTAATTGTGAAAACAAATATGATTTCCCGCCGCCAATTGATAATACTTTGTTTTTTGGTAACTGTGCCATCATCGCAAAGGAAAATGACAAATATATCAATTTGTCATTAGAGCTGTGGAATAAGATTTATGAAAAGTTGTTTGGTGGCTTTGAAGATCTTGCCGCAACCGCAATGGAAGATGAGCAGGAGGAAGATGAACTAGCAAATGTGCCAAAGGAGAAGAAGACAAAGAATGGATACTTGAAGGATGGGTTTGTAGTAGACAGTAGCGATACCGATGAGGATTATGAGTCGTGCGATGAAAGCGATTATGATGTCGACACCGACCCAAAAAATGACGCAAATGATGATGACGACGATGAACTAGCGGATGAAATCGACATAGGAAGTGAATTGAGTGAAGAATCTTATGATTATGATAGCGATAAAAAATAGAAAATAATATATATCAACATTACAAATGCCGAATCGCCCCAACAATATAAAGGTAGTTACGAATCCTAATAAAACCCAAGATGGGTTTGGGGAAAATTTTAAAATGTTAATTTTGAGTGTAATGTATGCCGAGTTAAATGATTGTAAATTTGTGTATTCACCATTCAAAGATTTAGAACACAATTATCACGAGGATCCCGATTATATTGAAAAGAAAGAAAAGCTTATAAACTTTACTCGAAATTTTGAACATGTTAGTGATGAACCACACCACATTCTCGAGACATTTGAGTTATTGCGATTCTTTCATCTAAATGTTGAACAATGCGCAAAGTCGAAATCACTACAAATAATACGTTTGTTGTTTCGTGCTGGTAAACCCAACCCATTTGCGGATTCATCATCATATATAAATATTGCGATTCACATACGACGAATGAATAACCATGATTATCACAGAACTGGAGGAAATCGGCAATCCGTGTTACCTGGAATGGACGCTCCAAACGAATTATATATGGGATTGATTCAGCAGCTTTATTCACTACATCCAAATGCGAGATTTCACATTTATTCACAAGGACATATGGCGGAATTCAGGATGTTCGACAATGAATATACTGTGTTACACCTGAATGAACCAATCGAAGATACATTTACACAAATGGTATTTGCTGATATTTTGATTACTGCGCCATCGGCATTAAGTTATGTCGCAGCATTTTTGTCGTTGAACACAATTTATTATATCGAGTTTTGTAATTTACCATTACCTGGATGGAATATAGTTAGTGGATACAAGAGCACGCGAGCAAAGCATGAATTCTTGGTGCCGATGCTGACACCGGTTTACTATGATCCTAACACTGACCAATTTCATGTTATCAAATAATAATTGCTTCAAGCAGAATGTTTTGCCTTGATTTTGCGTTTTCGGGTACTACGTTTACGGGTACTACGTTTACGGTAACTGCGTTTGCCACCTTTTGGAAATAATAGCTCATTCGCAGTTGATCGTTCAATGTATTGCTTTGGCACACTACTTTTACCTGTAAAACCTGCGATTGTTCCAATAAGTTCATGTGGTATACCAGGTCTTACCTCTTCTATGGAGTCGTCTATAGCCATCATTGTTTCCCAATCTCTACTTTCCCATATTTGGAGTTTGCTCCCACCAACCACAAATTTACTTCCATCATGATTAAAGTCAATTGATAAAATACTATTCTTACAATTAATTGTGGACAACAATTTATTGTCTTGATCAGCGTCCCATATTTGAATAATATTCATTCCAACACTAACAATAGATTTTCCATCGGGACTGAAAATTACTGAATATGGGTTACCTTCTGTAGCCATTGTATACAACAACTGCTCACCATATACCCATACATTAAGAAAATTATTATTTTTATCAAAATTATCAATTTGACTAGAAACAATTTTGTTTCCATCGGGGCTAAACGAAATCGATGAAACATTAAATGAATCGTGGTCGTCATTTTCAGCACCCATAACTAAAACATTGTTACCTGTTTCAACCTCATATACAAGTATTTGACCATTTATCCCGCACGCAATTTTATCTCCTGACGGGTTGAATACGATCGTAGTAACTTGTTCTTCTCCATTATTTACTATTATTCTTACAAGTTCTTTAGTTATTGCATCCCAAATTTTAACATTACCATTGATGTCACCAGAAACTATTTGAGTGCCGGTGCGATTAAACGCAAGAAGAGAATCTTCATCGCCCCATTCAACAAATTGACCTGTACTCAAAATCAACGCTCCATTTTTGCTGTTTGTGTAGCCAATAATAATTTGGGTTCCATCTGGGCTTAACAATGCGGAATTTACTTCATTGGCGCTATGATGTAGAAAAACAGGTTGATTTGTTTCAATATCCCATACAGTTACATTACCATCCTCATCTCCTGTTATAATAAATTTCTCATTGTTGCTAAATGAAACGGTATTTATAAATGCCCCATTCCCCCTCAATGTTTTATTCAGTTTGTATGTATCCATATATATACTTTTATCATATTATTACTCTGGATGTAGTAAAAAATCTACTTTTATCCACTTTTATCCACTTTTATCCACTTTTAAGAAAAGTGGAGCAAAAACTACTGTAGATTTAGCTTTTGCTTCGCTTAAACGCTACGCTTTTAGCTTTTGTCTCCACCTTTTCTAAAGGTGGAAAAGGTGGATAAGGTGAAAAAAATTGATTTAAATACAAATATATAATTCAAATCAATACTAATCATGTCGTTCAAGAAGATTGAACACCCCGAACAATTCCGTGCGAAAATTGTGGATAAGATTAATGAAATTTTGTGCAATCCTAAAAATAGCTCAAACTTGGAAAAGGGGATTTTCAATTACACATTGAAGGAGGCTGACCGTCGTAAAGTAATTAAGAAGTGGGACAATGCGAGTTTTGTTCAAATTTATACGTCTCATTTGCGTAGCATTATTCAAAATATAAATAAAAATACGCACATTCTCGATCAAATTAATGATGAAACTATTCAGTCTCATGTTGTTGCTTTTATGACACACCAAGAGTTGCGACCCGAGAAATGGGATGAACTTATATTGAAAAAGAGCATTGCGGACAAGCATAAATTTGAGGGTAACATCGAAGCTTCTACGGATACTTTTACGTGTCGCAAATGTAAATCAAAAAAGTGTACATACCTTTCTGCGCAGACTCGTAGTTCTGATGAGCCCACAACAATTTTCGTCACATGCTTAGAGTGCGGAAATCGTTGGAAAACCTGTTAGACTTTATGACGTATAATTATACCCGTCGTAAAACAGGTAATGAATTTCTAATAAATCTGTATTTTCCTCATTAGTTATCCTCTCCATTTGAATATAAATTTCTTGCTCCAATTCTTTCAATCTATAACTCATACAAGTAGTTTTTTTAGTTCCGTTAATATTTACATAATTATCAGGATTAAATCGAATAAAAATAAATTTCCCACCATGTAACATATACAAGTCATCATACCTTATTTTTTCATCCTCATTTTCATAATACTTATGCTGTTTTTCATCTGTCTCGATACACAACAATGTATTCCCAATTAGTTTGCGATGGTCGATACGTCTTCTATGAGAACAATCACAATTACCAGTCCACATTGGTTTATCATGAATAAACCCATCAAATTTTGTATTCAAAAAATTTCTTACAGCAATTTCCTTTGTTTTCTTATGAATGCCACTAGTTAGTGGGTCATCCGGAAACAAATGCTGAAAGCAAAACGCACAATAACCTTTAAACTTCTTGGTAGATGTTGTATTACAATTATCATTTATACATTTTTTTCCAATAACAATCATATCATTTTCTTTACATTTCGCACAAAACCTGGCTGGTTTATTTATATAGTTAAAACAAGGTAGTGATAACCCACACAAACATCGATTATGTCTTATATCAATCATATCAAATGATTTATGGTCTGAACAGAAAACCCCATTCTTTGACCCTTTAATATTATAAAGAGCTTCTTTATTACACGTCTCGTGTTTACATAGCGCATTTATTTTACTAATATTTATCATATTGTCATCTTTATGAAGAGAACAATATAACGGAGTTTTATTCCCAACAACATTAAAAATTGCTATGGTATCACAGTTTGGATGTATACATGTTTTATGTTTTACATTAACCATGTCACTTAATTTATGAAACGAACAATATTGTCTTTTTAACCCTTTGTAATTGAATGAAGATATTTTCATACAACCTTCTTGTATACATGTTTGATGATGTGGCATTCTATATATTACATACACATTTTATTTTTAAATAATTTGCTTTATAAATTAAATTATTTAATTATTCCTAAATACTTTATATTTGGTTGAAGTTTTATAAACTCCATTTTCTATTTTTGTAAATGTTGTTCCACAATCAAATATATAATCTTGCTTTCTCAAAATACTTCTAACAATATTCAAATATGGTCGCTTACATTCAAAGCCGGGTTTGAATGATGAGATGGTAGAACAAGCAAAATATTTTTGTATTTCCTCTTTCATCTCAAGTATTTGTTCTTGTTTTTCAATATTATCATCCAAATCGCATAGTAAAAAAGAATTATTATTGTCCAATTGAAGTATACTAATCAATCTTGCACAAATATCTTCACGTTCTGTTTGATATTTTTCACTTAACTTTATTCTCATTATATAAAGTTAAACAATTTATGTTTAATTCATTTTTTTGTTTTCTTATTGCGACGTTTCTTTTGTGTGCGTCTCTTTTTTCTTTCAATCTTTCCTTTTGCTCCACTTTTTCTAAAAGTGAATTTTTTAGTTTTTGTTCTTCGTTTTCCTCCAAATAAACTTGTATTCTCCTTGTCATCTGTTGAAAACAACCCTCTTGCGACAGACGGAGACCTAGGACTATCAAATAACCCTCTTGCGACAGGCGGAGACCTAGGACTATCAAATAAGCCTCTCGCAAGAGGTTTTGGACTATCCAAACCACTAAATAATTGTCTGGGTGGACTTTCCATATTTCTCAATGGTTGACGTTTTTGTTTTACAGGCGCAAAACGACGCATTTTAAGTTCATATATTTTATGTTTCGCAGTTGCCGGATCAGTTACACATTCACCACCAGATAATTTATCGGCTGGACTACACAATGCCACTTCGCTATGAAATGTCCCACCCATTGTAGTTGGCATTGTGCCGCACGCATACCCATCATACCCATTCTCACAAATATATGCTAAAATCTTCTTATCCTCTTCACTTACCGAATCTCTTGTTCCAGTTTTATAACCATAATTTGTATCTAGAATTCGTTTATATTCGGCAGGCAACAAATTATAAAATGCGGTTCCTTGATTCTTATCTAATGCGATTAGGTTTAATTCAACCAACGTGACAAATTCATATGCGATACCATAATTTTCTTCAACATTTTCTTGCTCAACACCAAAAAATGTAGGTTGGTTTTGTAAACGCATAATCTGTTCCTTATATAAATATTCGTCGGAATCGCCCCGAAATAAGGTTGTGCCGCGCGGTATTCTATAAAATATAATTCCTTGTCCGTCAACAATTAGTTCCATTTGTATATTATTGTTATAATAAATCTTTCACCTTTGAAAATCCACCTTTAGGAAAGGTGGAGCCAAATAAAAAGCCAAATTTTTGTTATCTTTTTCTAAAAGATAAAAGAAAAAAATGATTTGTATTTTGTTATCTTTGTCCAAAAGATAACAAAATGAACGAATTGTATTTATTTACAAACATGAAAAATGACCGATTTGTTGGCACAATTGTTTCAGAAACTGAAAAAAGTTTAACTATCAAATGTGTCACTGATCACGGATACAATGAGCATGGAAAACACATCATACCACGAGACTTTATCAAATATTCACTCCTTTTGTCATCACTAGTTCCTGGTCAAAAATATACAATTGTAAACAACGGAAAAACATATGACGCACATTTCATTGATGTGTATAACAGAACGACATTACGAGTAGATAATGTAAGCACATGTGCGAACCCAACATGTGTTTACTCAATTCCATTGAAACAAATTAACAGAATTACAAGTAAAATTTCGTCACGAATAATAGAATAAGGTGGGATAAACAAAGAATAAATATAGTGTCTTGATCATAGGATGTATTCACCTTTGTTTCGTGTAACTCCCGTTTCAATCTGTGTATCTGTTTCTCTAAAATTACATTATTTTTTTCAAGTTCTCTTTTTTTCGACACCAATCTGTGGATGCTAACAAGAAATTCTTTGATTTCTGTATCTCTCGACTCTTCGACATGTTCTACATCTTCCGCGACTCCTACATCTACATCTTCCGTTCCATTTTCATCGACTTCATCTGGGTTCCAATTCATTTATTATTTTATTGAAAAAACTCTAAATAGTTTACTCAAATTAACATTTATAAGCGCATTCGTCGTAAAAAAATTAACGTTACCGCAAACGATGCCGAAAATACAGAACCAATATAGTAATTGTATTTCAATTCATTCTCTAATTTCGATTGTAATTCAAATACTTGAGTGCGCAATATCTTGATCTCATTATCAAGCTCATTAAGACGCCTGTCAAGCGTCTTAGTGTAATCAATGTGTTTATTCATATTATCAACAAATTTTTCAACTTCGGCCATTTCTGTATCGATTGTTTCAGATTCGGCGTCACTCATCTCACCATCTAAAATCAGGCTATCATCCCTTTCTTTATGTGAACACGCGCATGCGCTCTCCTTGATTGTTGGCAGCATATGTTACATATTATAAATAGTTTCTAAATACCAATTCATACAAATGTATATAAACAGTGAGCCAAACAAATATACGAGTATCTTTTTACCAATGTGAGGGTCTCTTATTTGGAGCCCACTGTCTTCTAAACTAGAATATTTATAAATGTAATGGTTCAGCACATCATCTGGAAATTCAGGTGCGATTTTACGAATAAACATTGTATGATCATACTTATTTATCTCTCGTTCAATGAATTCAATATCGGTTTTATTTGCCTCCTTGAACAAGTGAGGACTAGTTGGACCTTTCATTCGAGACCAATCAGCCACATGCGTTACTGAACAAATTGCCTTGTCTAGCCGTTTGTATACATACAAAATAATCGCAAATAAACTCTCATTTGCTAATCCGCCACCGCAAATCAACTTTGTCAGTTTGGGTTGTGTCTGTGTAAATTTTAAACAACATTGGACATCTTCTCTTGTTAACACAAACCAAGGATCATTTGCCAGTCTCATTTCATTGGGCAACAGTGCCAAGTTGGCGCGTTTGTGAAAGGTTGTATTCCACCATGCCCTCTTCCAACTAACAATACTTTTGTTGTAGAACTCGAAAAATAAATATCGAAATCGTTTGGGCGACACAATTGGGCAACATGAATCTGTTAAAAAACAAAACCAATGATTTTGTTTGTCGTGAGAAAATGCGTAATTCAATAGCGACATGTATGCGGGAATCACGTGATAATAGGTGGTTTCATAAATATGTGTGCTAGGTAGCGCATGTTGTTGAATCCATGTTGATTGGATTTTTGTGTAGTCCTTGTAGTAAAAATAAACATTTATTATGTCTTTGTTGGGCTCAATCCATTTGCGCCAGATGTGCTCTTTATTCAAAACATGGTCATAACTGATTAAAAAACAAAGAGCAATCTTCATAGAATAAATAGTTTATCATTTTTATGTCTTATTCAATAAAAATGATTTATTTTTACAACCTATAATTTAAAGGAATACAAATGAAAGCAGAGATTGTTTATTTTGAATATTTGGGTTGTGAAATTATATATTATGTTGGAAAAAATGCAAAAGACAACTTTAGCGTTATTGATATGGGTGGTCCAAATGATATTTGGTTTCATTCGGAGATGGAGTCATCGTGCCACGTTGTTGCGAAATTACCCGATGTCATTGTTGATAAAAAGGGTATGAAAACAATTATCAAAAAGGGTGCACAATTGTGTAAACAAAATACAAACAAACTTTCCCGATTAAATAATACTGAAATCTCATATACACTGGTAAAAAATATAAAAAAAACGAGCGTAAGTGGGTGTGTTCTTACAAGTAATTTGAAAACGATTGTTTGCTAACATGATTTGTCGATAGTGACTTCTTTGGCTATTTTTTTTATGATTTTTGTGTGACTGTCATAATCAACATTTGATGACCCTCCGCCAAGAGCCTCTATCCTCAACCTCAAAAAATGATCTCCGTGCTTGGAATCATACTCTAAACAATCGGGGTGTAACTCTTGGAATAACTCGAGCGTTTTATAATTTTTAAAGGCAATATGTTTGATGGCCCGGCGAATATTTTTATTCTCTTCATCTTCCTTTTCCCATGTATTTTGGGATTTCACATACATTGTCTCTCTCTTCAAGTCGGTACAGTGAACAGGTCGCATGTGAACATCGAGGGCCTTCAAGTTCTTAATAATGATGTTGGAAATACCATTGATGTATCCCAGTTTGCCGACCGATTCCAAATCACTCAAATCCAATTTGATAGAATCAACAAAATCCATAATATTCATAGCATCTTTACATTGCTCATTTAAAAATACATTCAGGTTAAAGGTCTTGTTGTGTGAATTAATATTTCCATTATTTATGCTTGTTGTATTGGTTTTGTATGCTTCAATGAGTTTGTTATTCTGTTCAACCATCATATTTTTGAACTCGTCATTCTGTTTCAAAAGTTGTATAATTAAGTTTGCATCGATCGAATTTAAATCTATTTCGTGTTGTTCGCCTTTACATTTTTTTTTGTGTTTACACAACCCTTGACGATATTTGTATTTTTTACCACAACCACAAATATATTTAAATTCGACACATTCAGTATCATTTTTGTCATCCAGGTGTAATCCATTGTCATTCTTTTGATGTTTTGATGTAATAATATGTTTATTCCAATTTGATAGTTTACAGCATTTAAAGTCACAAATATCACATATAAATTTTTGGGCATTTTTGGCATCAAAATTGTCATCCACTGTCATCCTTAATATTAGTCCAGAAAATAAATTTCTTTTAAAATTATTAAAAATACAAAAAAGTTATGATAACAACCCAAAATCAAATTTTTGGTAATTAGACGATTATGGTCTAAACTCATTTTTTCACTTTTTTTTGCCAAGACCTTTTTGGGAAATCAGAAAATGGACATTTATAAATGTCCAAAATTGGTTTTACCAAAAAAGTCTTGGAAAAACAAAAAATTTGCGATTTTAAATATAAATTCCCAAAAGGACTTAAAGAACTTTGAAGATCCAAATAGAAAAATATATGTATACTGTATGACTGTGTTTTTTGATTACAGAATAAATGCAAATTTTGCGGCAGGGCTTAAGGCAACAGGAAAAGAAACCGCAATAGCTCATTATAAATTGTATTCATTAGATGAAATAATTTTACATTATTTCAACAGTATTCCAGTAGCTAAGCAATCTCTAGAAGATACCGAATATTATCGAAATGAAAATAGTAAAAGGAGACAAGATATGATAAAATTATTAGCATTTGATGTATGTAATGGTAAGATTGGGATAAATTATGGTCGCGGAGCGACTGCAAAAGCAATTTATAATGATGATTTTGACATAGTTGTTCTTGCGACACCCGACATGGAGGTGAACACACGGCCGGTTGACGATTATGTGGATGGGTCCCAATCCCAGTCCCAAGGTAATGCGTTTGGATCTCAAGAAAGTTTCGTTGACATAACCGGAAGCGAAATGCAAGAAATGTATCAGGGTGACGAGGATACAAAAACAGGCCTTCCTCCAGCATTGCCACTTGATTATCAGGGACCAACAGATCTAGAAAAAGAGCAGATGAGAGAAATCGACGACAGTTATGATGCTTTATATCCAGACGACCCGAAACAACGGACTAGCGATTTACCACACAGAGACCCGAGAACCAGAGGGCAAGATGCGCCTCATTTGAGAGAGGACAAACTAAAAAGCATAGTAGCTCTCATAATAGTTCAAAAAGGCGAATGTAAAAAAATGCCAGACGCATTTGCCGTAAATTTAATATGTGTCAAGCATGGTGCGTTTAAAGGGTGTGGCACACTTTTGATGGCGTTATATTTATATACAATTTTATATTACCCACTTCAACCAGGTTTATTGGAATTGGCGGGAGGCTTTTATAATTTAGACGGTCTATGTTTGTATTCAAAGTTCGGGTTTGATCATGACCCAAATTTATTAGGGAGGGATTGTTTTTATGACGAAGGAAATATGCCAATGTCATTAGATCTAGAATTTGCTCCGTATGCTTTCTTAGACAAGGAACATATGTTGGACCGTAATGCTATTGCGACAAAACTGGTTAATATTGTAGTTGGAACAGACCCCGGGCATAAACTTCCAATTTGTGACATACGCGACGAACACAATCAAAACGCATTGAAAGCATTGCGAGAATTCGACAGATTTTTAATATATCGGTCGGATAACAAAATAGACGCTCAGAAGTTTAAACAATTATGTGGACGTAAAAATGAGACGTGGACATTTTTCAGTTGTGATCCAAATAATGGTCCAAAATTTTATAAACTTATTCCAGGATTGATAGCAGGACTTGAAAGTGGGAAACCACTTAGTGCCGAACATGAAGGGTTCGTTATGGCACTAGAAAGTGGACGCCAAAAGAAATTTAATGATTGGTTGGCCAAAACATCCTCAAATCCTGGTGGGGGAAAAAAGAAACGAAATACAAAAAAGAAGCGAAATACAAAAAAGAAGCGAAATACAAAAAGGAGATAGACCTACAAACAGAAAAAATATAGTTATAGTATATGAATAAAGGGAAAACAAAACGCAACAAACCGAGACAAAACAGAACCCGCCGCAGAAAAAATCAAAAAGGCGGGTTTTTACAAAACACGTCTTTCAAAATCTTTGGGTTAGAATTTGGACAACAATCTGGAAGGCAAATTTATGAGAATGGACAATGGAGAGAACAAAAATGTTATAATATTTTAGGATGGCCTTTTTGTGTGTAATTAAAAGCCGATAATTTCAAGGTCCTTCAAGTTCCAATATTCAAACGCACCACCTGGAATAGGACGCTTAATAATAAACGGAACGCGTTTTTGCTGTAACTCTAGCTCAGCAATAATATATCCATCAATCACATTTTCAGGGATCTTTACAAGCGGTTTGGCCCCACACTCAATTTGTTTGGCTCGCTGTCCAAGAACACGCGCCTTTTCATACTTGGTCAAGAATGGGATAGTTTTGTGAAGAGGGTCAACAATAATGTTAGTTTCATCGCGCGTAACTATAGATAGCTTCGAAATTTCATCATAGTTGTGTATCAAACACTCTGGGTGAAAATCGGTAATGTAATTTTTATTTACATCGGCATCAAATTTCTGTAAATAATTCTCATCATATTCATCATCTTCATCATCCTCATTCTCATCTTCACCCTCCTTTTTTGAAATACCAACTTGTTTTGCAGGCTTTACTTCAATGTCACCTTCTTCGACATCATCGTCATCATCATCGTCTTCCTCTTCATAGTCGGGATCTTCATCATCATCTACAACTTCATCATCTACAAATCCTTGAGCAACGACATCGTTTACATCGACCTCTTCTTCATCCTCATCCTCATCATCGTTATATCTGGGCGCCTTTATAACCTTGGGTTTCACAACCTCGATATCACTATCATCGTTGTCGCTATCGCTTTGGAAATATTCGTCGTCACTCATTATTATTAATATGATATATAATTTTATATTAATTTTATATCAATTTTTTTTCATCCAACATTTGGAAAAGGTTGGTCCAAATCCTTACTCATCACTCATCAGCACGAACAAATGTATTGGACTTATCCCCGCGAAATATAGATTTAATCCTGCTTATTGCTCTTCCAAACTGTATCACATTCCGCACACAAATACACATACTTCATATTTGTGTCATCATATCGAATATAAATAACCTCGCGCGCAACATCCTTGGTAGTGTTAGTCTTACACTCCGCATTTGGACACAAAATATTATTTACACGAGGAAGCGTCGGGTCCAGCTTTGTATATTTGTTGATAATATTGCTAAATGACTGTTCACCTTGCTTAATTTGCGTTTTAGACACGCACACATTTTCATATGCCAGCATCTTGTCTTCATTTCCACAATTGCGGCAATAATATACAAGTTTGTTGGGGTCATCGACATCGATACGAATATAATACATGTTATTACAAGTTGAACAGAAGTGCATGTTTGCTATATAATATAAACTACATTATATTATTTAATTCAATTTTTTCCACTTTTCCACTTTTGGTAAAAGTGGAGCAAAACACACCTTTTCCACTTTTAAAAAAAGTCAATTTTTGCTCCACTTTTCTCAAAAGTGGATTTTAGTCAAACCTTCCTTACATTTCGTAAGCTTTTCGAGTAACGCTTGGTAATTTACATCTACGGACATAGTATAAAATCCCGTTTTAATTTTCTTGGGTTTATCATTTTTTTTCGTTACAATTTTTAGTAATGACTCATAGTTTTTTAGAAAATGTTCAACCACAATTGAATAAAATTTATCGAAGAACTTTACATAATATACAGGAGTCTTATTGATAATATTACAAACCGCAATGTTAATATTGGAATATTCTATAATCTCGGTATAATTGTTAAAATCGGGATGATTAGTTGAAACCCCTGGCTCATTCAAGAGTGGATCTTTACACAAGAGCGTACACAATGTAAGCAATACAGTTGAAATCGTTTGACATGATGTCCACTGATCGCCCCTCCAAGTATTCAGCAACGATACACACACTTTACCACACTTGTATAAGTTGGGATTGAATCGAATATTGTCACCATTTGTCCAATATGTAACTTTGGGCGGACTATGCGGATAATCGGTTGGAAATTTCAACTCAAAAAAATAATACCCACCAAAATATGGTGTATCTTCAGGACCAACAATCATCGCATAACCCCTCAACATGTCAGCATCATCGTGTACATAATAAATTCCATTCTCGTGGAGCGGCGACTTCATAATTTGTTTGACGTCCTTTAACAATCGAGTAATTGTTTCTTTTGATACATATTCGGTCATTCGTTTATTATGTATATGCTGTTGTTTTTAAATCATTGTTCAAAACGTTGTTGTCACCTTTGAATATTGAATTCTAAAAAAAATGAAATAGAAAAATATCAATCTATTATAATAACACAATGAATACAACAATGTCGGCTTCGTCACAATATAAAGATTTAAATGAATTTATGGCAAAGCATATTACAAAAGGTGGACAAGCCACGCATACACGAATTCCTGACAAGGAGTTAAATATACATGGCGGCGCCTACATCATTCCAGCAGAGGAACTTGTGTCATTTCACAATCTATATTGTGATCATGTTTTTACAAAAAAGAGGAAGGAATATTTGACCGAAAAACAGCTGGATAACAACGGAGCAATGGTTGTCGACTTTGATTTTAGATACAATCATGATGTAGAGAAGAGACAACACACCCCGGAACATATTCAGGACATGATATTGTTGTATTTGGAAGAGCTGAAAGAGTGTTATACATTTGAGGAAAATAAGCCATTTCAAGTATTTATATTTGAGAAACCTAATGTGAATAGATTAGCTGACAAATCGTTAACAAAGGATGGAATCCATATGCTGATTGGAATAAAGGTCGATTATATAATGCAGCAGATAATTCGTGATAAAATGCTTGAAAAGCTTCCGGAGGTTTGGGACATGCCACTGATTAATGGTTGGGATGCTGTTCTAGATGAGGGTATCAGCAAAGGCACAACGAATTGGCAGCTGTTTGGATCAAGAAAGCCAAATAACGAAGCTTACGAGTTAACCCAACATTACAGTATTCGTTATGATAAGACGGATGGCGAGTTTATGATGGATGAGCGCCGTATTCAAGATTTTGATATGAAGGCCAACTTTCGTTTGCTATCCGTTCAAAATGACACCAACCCATCATTTACGATGAACCCAAAAATCACAGACAAGTATAACAAACGCGCAGAGAGCAAGATTATGAAAATAAAAAGACCAGCAAGCAAAACCAAGATGAATTTACTTGTTGAAGAAGAGAATGATCAAGATAAAGAGAAAGAGAGTCAGCAGATGTCATTGAGCGATATTGTGAACAAGGAGACATTGGAAAGAGCTGTAAATATAATGTTGGACGGTTTTAAGGCAGATGAATACGATTTGAAAGAGTTACACCATTACACACAAGTTTTACCAGCCAAATATTATGAGCCGGGATCTCATTTGCTAAACCGTCAAGTTGCGTTTGCGCTTAAACATACCGACAGCCGATTATTCTTGTCGTGGGTTCTATTGCGAAGTAAAGCCAGCGATTTTGATTATAATGATATTCCTAATTTGTATTATAGTTGGAATAAACATTTCAAGAGATCAAAGGATTGTGGGACAATTACAAAGAAATCTATTTTGTATTGGGCAAAACAGGATGCGTTTGAAGATTATGAAAAGGTCAAATCGCAAACAATAGATTATTATATTGAAGAAGCATTGGCGACTAAAACTGAATTCGATTTGGCTCAGGTGTTAAAACAAATGTTTAAGGATAAATATGTGTGTTCGAGTTATTCTGGAAAGGGTATATGGTATGTATTCAAGAATCATCGATGGGAGCCGGACAAGGGTCTCACACTTCGCATGACAATTTCAAGAGAAATGTATCATTTATTTTCAAATAAATGTAATAGGTTGGTGGATGAAATGAATCATTATGATTCGGAAGATACAAGAGTAGATATTATCAAGAATAAAATATCGGCATGTAGCGAAACAATGATCAAGTTGAAGCGAACAAATGATAAAAATAATATTATGCGTGAGGCCATGGAGTTATTTTATGACAATGAGTTTACGCGAAATATGGATACAAATCGAAACTTGTTGTGTTTCAATAATGGTGTTGTTGATTTCAAGAATAAGGTCTTCCGCGATGGATATCCACAGGACTATATTACGAAAACGACTCGTATTGATTATGTTGAATTTAACGCCGATGCTAAAAGTGAATTCGCAAAGTCGCGCGAAGAAATTCTCCAATTTATGGAAAAGTTGTTTCCTATTCCAGATTTGAACTTGTATATGTGGAGACATCTTGCATCGTGTTTGATAGGCACCAATAAAAATCAAACATTCAACGTGTATCATGGAAGTGGAAGTAACGGCAAGTCGATATTGACTGACCTAATGTCAGTAACGTTGGGTGAATACAAGGGCACAGTGCCAATCTCACTTGTGACCGACAAACGTAATTCGATTGGAGGGACATCTTCAGAGGTTATGCAGTTGAAGGGTGTCCGTTATGCTGTGATGCAGGAGCCGTCAAAGGGTGTGAAGTTGAACGAAGGTATCATGAAGGAACTCACTGGAGGAGACCCAATTCAGGGCAGAGAGTTGTATTGCGAAAGTGAGACATTTCAGCCGCAGTTCAATTTAGTTGTCTGCACGAATAATTTGTTTGACATTGATAGTAATGACGATGGAACTTGGAGACGTATTCGAAAGTGTGACTTTCTGTCTAAATTCGTGGATGATGGTGAAACACACACAGATGATACTCCGTATATATTTGTAAAGGACAAGTCATTGAAGGAAAAGCTTCCAGATTTCGCACCGGTATTTGCGAGTATGTTGGTGAAACTGGCATTTGAAACCGAGGGTGTTGTTGAAGATTGTGATGTGGTTATGACTGCGTCGAATAAATATAGGAAGGGTCAGGACCACATTGCGGCGTTTGTTGTGGATAATGTGGAGAAGACGGGAGATCCCAAGAATAAGATTAAAAAGAATGAGTTGGCAAATGCGTTCAAGTTTTGGTTCCAACAGGAACAGGGAACAAATCGTAAAATCCCGAAGGGCCAGGAGCTATATGATTTCATGGATAAGAAATTTGGGCTACATAATAGTGCGGGTTGGACTGGTGTTCGTATTAAATATCCTGACGCATCAAATGAGATTGATGATTTGACGGAGTAAATTATAAATGATGAATAATAAATTATTTTTTATTAGAAAATAATTTATCGTCTCCTTTTTGTAAAGCGTTTCTTTTTTTTACTTCGTTTATTACTTTGTTTTTTATTACTTCGTTTCTTATTATACCCTCCATATTCAGTAGCAATCTTTCGCACAATATCTGCTGGAAGTCCAGGTAATAGTGGTAAGTTAGGATCTGTCATGGTATTTCTTTCCGCACCTGCCAAAGCTTGTAAGACCGCACTACGTTTTTCTGGATTTATAAATTCATCCGCAATTGTCTCTACTGGAAAAAACGCATTAAATCGATGATTATTAATCTTTACATAAGGAACGCCTTTAATATTAATTATTTCATAAGATCTAGAAATAGTTTCAGGGTCTGGATACAATAATTCAAATATGAACTTATCATCTATAGCATCCTTAGCGTACATTTTTCCAATAAAAAGAAATTTATCTCGAATTTTCACAATGTATGTAACCCCCTTTTCTAATTCCTCTGGTGTAATTACGTCTGGGTATTTATACTTCATAAATTCACCGGGAACTGGATTAATGAGTGGCGATAGCCATTTTTCTACATCTTCTTTGTATCGTATGGGATAATACCAAGCATTTTTCTCATAATTACGAAGAAATACATCACGAAATTTAAATGGAGTTCCATCATCTTTTATCATAGTTACATCATAAAACATGTTTGGATCATTTACTAACTGATTTGCTCCTACAATACTAATCCCTTCTATTATAAACCTTGCGTTAAATTCAATCGGGGTTTTGAGTTTTTCTCCATTTTCATCATAGCGAATTTTTACATGAAAATGATTATATTTGTCCCAAAATTCGGGAACGGTGATTTCTTCCGGTAGTCCATACAGTTCGGGTTCACCATAATATATTGAACGAACTTTCAAACCAATATCTTGTAAAAGAACTGCTAAATTTGTATATGGTGGTGTATATTCTGCTGCCATATATTATACCTAGATAATTAAGGGTCATTGACATGAATTGCTATTTTGTCTAAAATGGTGTCCAAGCGTGCAGATGTTTGACAACACGATGAATATGTGTCCTTCATATTCAATATTCCGGTTACCGCATCCTTTAAATACTTTATCATTGCGGCAGTCTTTGTAAATGTGGTTGCTTTGGTTATCACACGGTCGATTTTCTTTATTGCGTCATCACGACTGTCCTGGCGATACCACCGCCTCACACTCAACGGAATGTAACTCTCTTGTTCCAAATTCAACAATGCGCCTTTTGTGTAAAGACGCGAGTTCAATGTAATGCTTGCGATCACTTTTAAATTGATCACTACTTCGTCATATTCAACATCGGATATATTCATAATAGAATTATACGAATATGTATTTAATATATTAGAAACATTTTGTATATTTCTAATATGAATCTTGTATTAGTATGTATTAATAATTTTCAAGACTATATTGTAACGAACATACACCAGTTACTAAAACTAAATCATGGTAAGATTTATGTACTTACAAATGGGTGTTTTTTCGATAAATTTTCTCAATTTGAAAATAAAATACATTTGGTCGATGTTGATAAATTGACCGACACCTATAATTATTATTCAAATACACCTCTTAATAAATCATTTCGAGGAGGGTTTTGGCCACTTGCGTCATTACGATTTTTTTATATTTATGAATTTATGAAGAGTTACAATATAGAAGATGTAATTCATGTTGAAAACGATGTATTAATTTATTACAATTGTGATGAGATCATAGATAAGATTGATAAAAAATATATATATATACCATTTGATAGTTTGTGTAGAAATATTGCTAGTATTGTCTACATTCCAACTCATAATATATTGAAACAAGTGTTAGACGTGTATGATGTAACACAACACGATATGAATAATTTTCGAGCAATACAAGTGAAGACTGGTTTAATACAAAATTTTCCAATTTTCATCTATGAAGACATTGAATACCTACCAGATATTGCGTTTGTATCGCAAAATTACAAACTATTTCAATGTATATTTGATGCTGCTGCGATGGGTCAGTATATAGGGGGGGTTGACCCGATGAATGATCCAGGCAATACAGTTGGATTTGTAAATGAAACATGTGTTATCAAATACAATAATTATGAGTTTTATTGGTTTGTAATAAATGGAATAAAAAAGCCGTTTATTAAAATAAATGAGCAAATGATACCCATATTCAATTTACATATACATTGTAAAGATCTGGGCAAATACGGGGGTTAACCCCCGTTAATGAATAATAATTTTGCTCCACTTTTTTACACCTTTTTACACTTCAAATGCCGATTTTTTAATATTTTAAATAATATTATATATTATATAATGGCAGGAAAAAAACGCTCTGGATTAGCAAATGATAGAAGAGCTTATGGATATGGTAGATGTAGATGTTACACTCCTACTCCTACTCCTAATTATGACTACACATTTACAGGAAATGGAGTATTAACTCAAGCAATCGTAAATAGTGAAATTGGAACTGCGCAAAATATTTTTATAGTAGGTTATACAAGTATTGGTAATAGCGCGTTCTTTGGTAAAACTCAAATTAGATCTGTAACAATTGGTAATTCGGTTACAAGTATTAGTAGTTTTGCGTTCGCAGGTTGTACCAGTTTAACATCTATAACAATTCCAAATTCAGTTACAACTATTAATGGTCAGGTGTTCAATGGTTGTACCAGTTTAACATCTATAACAGTTCCTAATTCGGTTACAAGTATTGGTTCAAATGCGTTCATAAATTCTGGATTAACAAATGTTACTATAGCAAACGGTCAATTAGGTATAGTATCACCAGGTACTAATGTTAGCTTTTTTGGAGCAAATGTTACTACTCAACTAC